GGATATTACAATATTGAATACCAATATTTTCTCCCACAGTCATCATCGAATATGCTTATCTCATCTAACTTTATGTTACTATGAGTTTGAACATAATCCAAGTCTTTAGTCGTGAGAGGTTCCCAATAACCTACTCTTAAATGACGAGTGCCATCTAATCCTTCTCTAAATTGAACTCTTTTTCTATCATGTCCTTGCATCACTAATAATAATAATGCTTTGGTTTCATCATGATTGATAGGTTTCGTATTGTTCAGTCGTTGTATTTCCATGAACGTTACTCCCTATTGTTAAAGAGTATTTAGCAAAACTGTTACCCCACTTATTTGTAATCATAGTAGTATAGACATGTCTCTTTTGTCTAATTTTCCATATAATAGCGGCCAATCTAAAACACCCAAATCTTTCAAGTGCTTCTATTGGTGTAATAGAGTTACCAGATAACAAGTAATCTTCTATCATTTTAGTTTGAGTCTTTTTTCTCATTATTCTCTCCTTTATGCTTCTGCTTCGTTTTTAAAATCAAGGTCTATTTTACCCATACCAGACAGTTTCTTAGCTGCTTTAACGACATCACTTGGTATCTCGCTACAAAGCTCAGCTGCTAAGTTTATATCAGTTGAGTTACATTCAAGTAAAGAAGCTATCTTGCTTTGAGCTCCAACTATGTTGTGCTTTATCGCTTCGTCTTCATCTTCACTTATTATATCAGCATCAGACATTCTTGCAGACATCTTTGCTATCATTGATGCAACATCAAACAATACTGCTATTATGAGCACTTTCTCAACATGCTCTAGTTTAACGCCTTTTAGTGTCATTATTTACTCCTCTTCCTCGTAGTTAGTCAAATCTAATTCAGGTATCTGGCCACTGACCATACCACCATGTTTCTCAATTACATCTAATATTACCTGTGCGGGTACATATGGATATACAGTTCCAGTTGGTTCATCTGGGTCTTCAGCATGCTCTATCAATAAGTTTTCTTCTTCAGTTGGGAACCCTACTTCAACTGCTATATATGATTCACCTAATCCGCTTATTCTTGGTGAACAGTAGTGATATTCTGATGCTTGTACTGACATTGAAAAGCCATCTTCACATACTACTGGTTTTCTTGTTGGTTGAAACATTATTATTGCCTCCGGTTTATTGTGGAAAGAGTGGAAAGATAAAACTATACAGGATTCACGCCTTAATCGCTACCTATAACATACACTGGTTCTACATTTTGGATTGCCCTTTCGGGTCACGATAAATATCTTACTCCTCACGGAATCGAAGATATAATCATACTCTCTTGAGCCTTAGCGATTATAAGTCGAGATAATGTGCAATTACTTGCCTTACCATCTCAGTCTTAACTCTTCTTTGATAACTTGTATCTTGAGGTATGTATAACTCTCTTTATAACGATACTTTACCGAACTTACAGAAACTAGGTTGTCTGTATTTAATGTATGCGTGCTAATTAGAATTGCTTCATGGGGGTTGCAGATTTGCCGTAGCCCATCCAGTACAGTTCTACTGGTTATTAGCCCTTGAAAGATAGTTTCTAGACAAGCCTACCACACTTCAAGGATATAGTTGCGTATTAACCACTAGTTAGCTTTACTAATGACTAACACTATTATCATTCCAAATTATTCCTCTTATTAATTATTTATTGCCTCTTTGAGTTGTACCAAGCATCATCGAAATACTTAAATATATCAAGCACACGATTAAGAACCTCCTGCATATATTCAACATGGTCTGTAAAACCACGATTATTTTTGTCAGGCATCTTCTTAGCAGCGCGATTAATGAAATCTTGTATAGACTTAATACCTATTGTTAATTCTTTAATACTGAACATTACTCCTTCTCATATAATTGTTTAGGAACATTCCATCCAAATAAACAGCCACTGAACATAGTTCTTGGGCTACCACTATAACAGTCCCACTGGGTTACAATATTCTCCGACACGTTGTAAACAATCAGAAATGATGGAACAAATGATACTATGATGTCAAAGCACCTGTTAAACACCCAAAATGTTATTAAATGATAGTTGAACTCTATACCATCTATGTTGTCATAATATGAATACATCATGTTTAAAGCAACCTCCTAATTATTACCACTCAAATTCATCATCTTCTATCATATCCTTGTCCGCATCAGTCTTATATTGAGCAAATGGATTATGAACTTCAGGACACAACCACATATATAAATCAAATGCCCTATTAGATAACCACAAACGAAATGATTCAAACATATTTAACTCCAATTATATTTCTTGTGAGCGGGCTGCTGTAATATTACTTGACAGCCTTTATTACGAAGACGCTGAGCTTCTTTATAAGTTAACATTTCATATGATATGGCCGGAACACCAGCATTTATAAGATGAGTCCAAATTACTTTATATGATTGTTTCATGTTTATTATTGCCTCTTAATGCTTATTGTTATTGGTTAATGCCCAAGTGGATACAAATATGGAAGATAATATCTCATTATCATAGATTGTTACTTGGTAGATGCACTTCGATATTGCACAACTCAGGCATTATATCACACACACCCTAGTAAATGGGTGCATAAAAAGGGGATTACTCCCCTTCTCCATCTGAATCATCGGACTTTGCTATCTTTCCAACCTTAGGTGCTGGCTTGTCCTCAGGGTCAGTGTAAATCGGCTCAAACCCCTTGTTAACACACAGCTCATTGATGTAGTTCAGGCCATTGATCAGCTTACGCTTCAGGTCATTAGCACTGGGAATCTGCACCCGGAACATACTATTCCAGCCGCGTCTATCAGGTGCCGCCAGTATCTTAGGAGTCAACTCATCTTCCAGCGCCTCAGCCATCGCGATGTAATCATCTCTGGTTTTCTTAGCCATTCTAACCTCCTTATGGTATTATGACTTATTATTATTATAATTAATTAAATTAAAAATGAAAATTAACTAAAAGTCGTTATACGAAATCCCCCTTCTAGGGGGTACTATAGAGAAAAAGGCTTCACATCAAAATCCTACAATTTTTTTCCAAAGAACTTGGGCATTTTTTCCTTTGATATGACTTGACGAGTAGTTTAAATTCATAGGGTGGTAGGGCAGGGTAAAATGAAATGTATAAGAAAATTATTATGGCTGATTTAATAGAAGAACTTTCCGAGTTACCATTTAAGACACAAGAAGCTGTGTTAAAGAATTTGTCTGAGCAGATGATTCCTTTAGAGATAGATGGTGATGTGTTCATGGTACATGAAGAAGTAAGTAAGTTAATAGATAATCTTGTATTGCAGATTAAAGATTTAAAAATAGAGAGAGATGGTTGGCAGATAAAAGAGTAATTAAAGGGATTGCTCATTACGTCTATGATGATATAGACGAATTCCAAGAAACTCACCCAAATACAGTAGTCCATCCAGATTGGAGGATTGCAAATGAGGGGGATTGGGTGTATTCTGATGATGACAGGATAGTGCAGTTACTAAAAGTATCGAATAGTGTAAAACATCACTCAGATAGGAAGAATTATAAATTCGCAAAAGGGTGGGTAAGGACTGTAGTAGGAAGTTTCTTGAATCGTCCTAATGTTAAGATGGATACAGACTTTGATAATCATCCAAATAGATATACATTCTCCACTAATATAAAGAATACTGCAAATCGTGTGTATAAAAGAGAGCATGTTACTAATAAAGAAAAGGAGTTTGCTACTAATGTAGTAATAGGTTTAGGAGCAGTAGAAGCATATAAGCAGGCATACTCTGAGATGTCTGACCAAAAAGCAAGAAAGAAAGCAACAATTTTATTAAAACAGGAAAGAGTGATGAAAGAAATAGAGAAATCTGTATTAGATGTAGCAAAAGAAATGGGTGTTGACCACAAGTATGTACTCAACAAATTGAAGAACCTTGCTGATTATAGCGAAGATGATAATATTATTTTGCAGTCAACAAAAGAATTAGGTAAGATTGTAGGTACTTCAGGTAATATAGTGAAGCAAAGAGAGATGGGTCTTCTAGGGGTATTTCAGGGATTTTCCAATGAGCAATTAGAAGGAGCGACTAGAACAAACGAGTTAACCGAGGAAAAAAATGGAGAAATCAAACCAATCAACGAAGAAAGTAAGAGAACTTAAAGATACTAATGAGGTTGAATAAGTGGCTATTAACGAACATCTCGATGAGGAGACTTTCACTACAGACAACGAAGGTAATATTATCAGTTGCCCTCACTGTGGAACTCGTCACTTAAGGAGAGATGGATGGAACTATTACAAAGACTCAAAGAAACAGATGTGGCTTTGTTATGGTTGCCATAGAAAAACATTAAAACCAAAAATACTACAATCAAGTCCGTTCACAAAAGAAACACCTGTGACCGAGGATTTGCCAGTTGAAGAAATTATTAAATTTAGAAATACACAGTATGACCAAAAGATTAAAGG